TGGGACATGACACGATCTATTTGGAATAAAACAAAAGATTCTTTTATTGCAGGTGATGATGACCAAGCAATATTTAGATGGGCTGGTGCAGACGTAGATTCTTTTATAGCTTTAGAAGGACAATACTTACCGCTAACACAGTCTTATAGAATACCTGCAAAAGTGCATGGTTTAGCTATGGGTATAATAAATAAAATTAGGAATAGAATAGATAAAACGTGGCAACCTAGAGTTAGTCAAGGATTATTACACAGGCATTTTGATGTAGAAAGTATTGATATGTCACAAGGTGATTGGTTAATTTTAAGTAGAACTAGACACATGTTAAATGACATAGAGGAGTCTTTGTATAGACAAGGATTGTACTATGAAAACAGATACAAACGAAGTAGTGAAAAAGAATTACATCAGGCAGCTACATCATGGGAACATTTACGACAAGGACAATTAGTGTCTTATAAAGAAATAGAAAACATGATTAAATTTATAGGTCCTAAAAATTGGCATGCTAAAAAAATAAAAGGTATGGCTAAAGGATCTTTTTATGGAATAGATCAACTTGTAAAAGATTATGGTCTTCAAGTTAAAACAGTTTGGTATGAAGCATTTGACAACGCAGGTCAAACTAAGGTAAACTATCTTAGGAAGATGAGAAAGAATGGAGAAAAATTAAATGAGAAACCTAGAATTGAATTATCTACTATACATGCAGCTAAAGGTGGTGAAGCGACTAACGTTGTTTTGTTAACTGATCTTACAGAAAATACTATGAGAAGTTATGAAAAAAATCCTGATGATGAAAATAGATTATTTTATGTAGGAGCAACACGAACAAAAGAAAATTTACATATAATAGAACCAAAAAAATATGAGAAAGGTTACTTACTATGAAACCATATGACAAACAAATTGGAGGATCTCATTATCAAAAATATAAAATTCAACCAAGCAAGTTTGTAATAGAGAATGAATTGTTATATCCGGAAGGATGTGCTATAAAATATATTATAAGACACCGAGACAAGGGAAAGAAACAAGACATATTAAAAGCAATACACTTTTTAGAAATGATTCTTGAAAGAGATTATAAAGAAATAGAAAAAATAAAAGAAGATAAACCAGAAGATAAAGATAACTCATGGGGGATAATAGTTAAATAATGCAAATACCACTTTTTAAACCACAAACAGAATGGCTACCACCAGAAAATTTTCCAGACTTATCTAAGTATGATGAGATTGCAATAGACTTAGAAACTAAAGACCCAGACCTTATGAAAATGGGATCAGGATCTGTAGTTGGTAAAGGAGATATAGTAGGAATTGCAGTAGCTGTACCAAATTGGTCTGGTTATTATCCAATTGCTCATGAAGGTGGTGGTAATATGAGTAGAGTTAAAGTTTTAAAATGGTTTCAAGATGTATTAAATACACCTGCTACAAAAATATTTCACAACGCCATGTATGACGTGTGTTGGATACAAGCGCTCGGTTTAAGTGTCAGCGGTAAAATTGTAGACACGATGATTGCATCGGCCCTTGTTGATG